CAGCTAAAGCTGACCGGCTAAAGCCGGTGGTTTTAACCTTTCATTTGGAAGAATAAAATAAAATAATTGTAAAAATAAACCTATACACATTGCTATACACAAAATAATTTGTTTAACAAAAGCCGGATTAGCTCCGGCTCCGTTCTGCCTGTACGGCAGTTGATTTAGAAATATATCTTTCTAAGCTACTTGTACAGTAGTCAGTTAATGCTAAACACATTTAAAGTCATGAGTCAACAATTACTTCGGCACCTCAGGCCACTCAACATCAGGAGCCTGTGAGGTATCTACACGAGTGAGCAGAACTCGATATTTCTTCCACTCAAGCAAAGCGGCTTCTTCATCTTCTGTTGCAATTTCTACGTCAACAGAGTCTTGTAGCAATGAGAGTGTTTCATTTGCCTGACGTAACAGTTCTGCTTGCTTCTGCTTGGCTTCATTGATCTGATGAGACTTGAGTAGGTCTTTATCAACTACCCAATTTTGACCATCCCATCTATCGTAATCGGTATCAGGTCTTTTAAATGTCAACGTGTCTGGTAGCTCACCGATTTCTGTTATTTTAATCGGCTCTCGTGTTTGCGTGTCATAAGCGATTTTACCGCGATAGTCCGGTACTATTTCCCAACGGCTTCTATCTTCACTGCGACGGATGACTTTATCATCAGAACTTGGTAGTTCCGGCGCATCGGGATAAGCATCGGCTGATAGACTGACACCGAGCATGACATATTCAATATCAGCGTTTGTGAATTCTCGTGTGATTTGATTCGAGTGATAAACTTTTATCCAACCGGATTAAGTTGCTAATCCGTCTTCACCTAATACGGCTACTTCATGTTCTAAAGAGTATTTTTGTTCTGTCATTATACTGCTCTCACTATGTAGTTAAATGCGATGTTACGGGGACGGTTCTCTGAGGCTACAGGAACAACCCTTGACGCATCGAATCCGAAGCCGTATGGATTATCCGGGTTATGAATATTCTTTGACTTGGTCGTACCATCTGTTGCTATTCCAAGATTAATTTTACCGTAGAAAGCTTCTTTTGTTGCAAGATGATAATTATCTGCGATAGCCCCAGGGAACGAACCTGTAATGTTCCTAATCGCGTCACCTTGCCACGTACTGCAAACCCGACCCGGATCAACACCACGGCCATTATCCCAACCACGAATGAACTCACCTCTTAAATCGGGTAAATAACCACTAGGATAAGCCTTTGCTAATTCCGGAAATTTCGACTTATCAAAAACCGCACCGTTACATTGCAACCACCCAACTGGCGGTATAGCAGTAGGCCAGGGAATAGGAGTACCCACGGGTATATCATTGGTTTTACTACTATTAATATCTTCACGCAATGAATTTATTATTTCCTGAACAAGCTTTTGTGTAACCGCCAATGTGTCGCTATTGCCAATTACATTTGTAAGCTGAACAACACCTTTTTGTGTTAATGAGGCATCGGGAACTTTTATTGTGGTTTTTTGTTCTAAAGCTCTATTTAATTGTGCGGTGAGTTTAGCTATATCCCCATCATCCAAAACATCATCACCAGATTGTGTCGCAATAAAATTAGCCACGACAGCTGATATGGTTGACGATTGACGCAATACCTTATTTAACATATGAGTGGAAACATCATTTGGTGGAAACCCAGTCAGTAAATCCTTACTTTCTTCATATAATCTCTGACTCACTACATTAGCATTATAACTAATAGAAAAAGCTTTAAAATCATTTTTCTGACTCATATATACTCCTTAAATTAAATAATATTATCGATTTATAGATGACTTATCACAATTCAGTGTATTTCAATAAAATAATAATAAAACACTCTTATAACTCAGAAGTCTTATTGTTTTTATATAATCCCAATAGTAAAAATCTAATATTTTTAACCAAAGATATACTAAATCCATTTATATTTAACATCTGAAAACTATTTTTCTTTTATTCCTTCCATCCTTTCCTGAAACTCCCGCTGCTTAACTTTAGGCATTTGCACTCTAACATCTAATCTACAGTGTTCAGGAATATCGCATGGCTCTCCGTCTTCATAAAATACCCTCTCGCCATTTTCATCAATGGATTTGAGTCGCCAGTTCTGAAAACGGGTTGGTAAGTGAAAGTGCTGCCTGTGAAAGGTTTCGATGATGATAGCGCCGTCAGGTTGTACCCTGTCATCAACGAAAATCAGTTCAAGATTGTTATTATCTTTCGGTACTGAGATACCACCGTGTACTCCCCATCCCATGTCTGTGTTATAGCCACAAACATTAGAGATGCGGTAGATGCCAGTGCCCTCTTTTGTGACTTCTGCCCCCTCTGATTCTTCGTTAGTTGAGAATGTGCCATCAGGGTAAATTTCTACTATAGGTGAGGATTGTTTAAGGAATCCGTTAGCGTCGGGTTTTGCATTCCAATCATTCCAGAGTGTCATTTTATTCATACCTGGGTTGCCGCCATCAAATCCGCTGATAAAAGTAATTTTTCCACCGCGGTACGATGCGATAAATCCCGCCCATGTATCATCTTGTCTCGTCACGTAACCGCATGAGTAATCATAACTTCCGTCAATAGGATCATTATTACTAAATTTAAACGAATGACCGCCCTTACGCAGGCCCTTTATCCACGTTGCAAAATCAACGATGTTTCCAAGTTAATATGTTTTGCCTGAATAAACTCTGATCCTTCGGATTTTGGATATGCCCCCACATCCCCCGCACTCAAACTGATATCCCCAGTCAACGCCTTGCCATTAATTTTCCGGCTACTCGGCACCGCATTCTTGGCCTGATTCACCGTTTCCACTAAACCGAGGTTTTTCACAAAGGTATTCTTGTCGGGGATATCTGCGCCGTTCTGGAATTTTGTCAGTCTGTTGCTGATATCTGATGCAAGTGCATTGATAGACTTAAGTTGAATAGATTTGCCTTCCGGGGTCATAATAGTTACCACCCCGGATTCTGTCATCCACTTGTTTAAGTTTAATAACAGCTCATCTGTATAACCCAATTGCGCTGTAACTTTTCTTGCTGCATCTGAATAAGTGTCAGGAACAGAGGTTTGAATAAAATAGGTAGCATTAGAAACCGCATCGGGGAACTTATCGATTAAGACTAATTCGGTATCACTATTAACGTTTTTAATTGCTGATAATTTAAAAGCATTCCCGACCTTGATTAATATAGTCTGAGCCGGAGCAACACCGAACTTATTATCTTTCCATTTTGTATTTGTGCCAGTAGCAATATCTGAGTTGGCAGCAATTGAAATTGTGCCGAAGTTGTATGAAGACATGATTAACCTCAATAATTAAAAATTAAAATATGTTTCAGCGTCAATATATAATGATTTCAGCGAAGAGATATAAGTATAATATCCCCAATATCCTCTTTGTATTTTAATATCTTTGGAAACACATGGTGTTATATATTCCCCATCAACTCCACCAACAGCTATTACTTTATTATTTCTTTGATAAATTGACTCCCCAAAATTACACGGCGTGTACATGGGCCTTGATATGCCAGGTATAGCAACTTTATCCCCTTCATTATATCCATTTAAGGATACAGATACAGGGCGCGTCAATACACCCACGGCTGATGAAAATCTAATATTATTAGAATTATCTCTAATTCTTAAACCATACTTATCATTACGCAAATCATTATCAAAATTTAAATTCGAAAAAATAACAACTTTAAATTTCCCCAAAGTCATATCAGCTGATTTTGGATTCCTGACTTCCAATGTGATTTTCGGTGTTCGTTCATATCCGCGATAAATATTCAAAGCAACAAATGCATTATTATCCTCAGTGTAGAAAAATGGAAAGCAATTATTAAAATTTAACCTACTATCAATAACGCTCAAATTAAATTCACCGCTTAATGTAAGTTCTTTTTTATGTGATACGTAGCTGTATTTAACACCTGAATTTAAAGACGAAAAATTAGTATTCCCCGATATCCTTAATCCGTGATTTCCCCCTGATATTGTCGGCCATGCAATTATTACAATATATTTTATGAAATGATTTTTCCCCGTATCTAAAAATTCTGGCCAATAAAATGTAAGATACCCCTGGCTATCGCGAGTAACAGATAGATCTTTCCCCCCATCCGGATAACTTGCAGGCCCATCATCTCTCCACTTTATTTCGCCAAGTTTGTGGGACGATATTGCATAATCATGACCGGGTGGTATTGGATTTGGGCATTTCCACCAGGTATTCCATCCGTCTCCCCAGAAGGTACCTGGCGCGTCTGGAGTAATAACTCCGACCCACACAATATATGCGGGCGCCGTTTTTTCATTAAATATAAATCTTGAAAAATCAAAAGGATTTGTAATCCTTAAACCATATTCACTCATAAGAATTCACCCAATTCAATTATTGGAACACCTGAGCCATTGAATATATATATCCCCGTGTTAGTTATCCTCATTTTGTAGCCCCCAGACACGCCATTTACTTCAAACACTCCATTTTTCATATCAATACGCAGACCCGATTTATTCGGCACATAATTAATAGATTTAAGGTCAACACTGACTAACAACTCTTGAATTGTCGCACTGTCAATGAATGCACTGCGGATGAACACTTGCCCATTCTTGATAAAGAAGACAGATTCAAGCTTGCCACTTGATGGATTAAAAACACCGAATGTCTCTGCACTGAACCCGATATTTGTACTGACTTTTCCGTTTTTAACTTCGGTACCGATAACCATCCCCGCGTCATAATATTGTCCGTTATAGTTAACTCCCGCTTTTACTGTATACGTTGCTGAACCGTCGCCTTTCTGATCAAAAACAGTTGTCGCCTTGGTTTCAATCATTGCCTTTTGTTTTTCAAACTCAGATTCAGTGAGAGTTTTATATTCTGCAAGAGATTCATTAGTTTTAGAAATTGCTGTTTTGTTTTCATCAATGAGAGACTTGTTTCCAGCAAATTCAGCTTTTACTTGCTGCTGATAACGTGCAAGTGACTGCTGATCTGATACTTGTACTTCGCGTATTTCGACAATCTCAGCTTTTCTGTTTCCATTCTCTTTCATCCAGCGCTTAGTATCGGCTCCCCTTGCAGTGGCATTTTCAAGCACAGCCTCTGCATTATCATCAATCTGTGATTGAAGCGCTTTCCCGGCATCTGTTGATAAGAACTGAGCCCGCAGCATCAACTATCCAGCTTGCATCTGAGGATAATTCGCCGCGTATAAACTCGGTCCACGCGCTTTGATTGCCAGTCTTATCAACGAGCCGGGCACGGAAGTAGAAAGCCACACCCGCAGCAAGCCCTTGCATCGTATAAGTTCGCTGAGGATAAGGAACGTCAGACAACAGCATCAAGTCATTGCCGTCATTTGTTTTGCTGTACTGAATCTCAGTATGTTGTGTGTCTGACGTGTCATCACCAAAATTCCAATCTATAGTAATACCAAAAATGATGGGAGTTGTGCGGAAGTTCAAAGGTACCGGAGGGTTACCCTCTTTTCCGTTGAGCTGAGTTTCCTGCGCATTGGCCCAGATACTTGAAATATCAGACGCATTAATAGCCCGGACACGTGACTGATAGCGTCCAGCATAGATGTTTGGGACTTCAAAGCTCTGTGTTGAAGTTCGGGGAACTGATACCCAGTTGCCGTTATCTTTCCGCCATTCAGCTTCATAAGCAATGGCATTTTCCACAGCGTCCCACGTTGCTCGCATTGTCGTGATAGCCAGCCCTTGGTATTTGGCAGAATAAGAACTGATGGACACGTTTTTCGGCGGAGCCTGAACACCAGGAGGAATAACAGAAATAGGACGCTCATCAATCCGGGTGCCGGTATCAATTCGGGCATATTTATCCGGGTCATGATGAACCGCGCTGATTTCAAATGTGTTATCACCCTTATCGCGTACTCCTGTCACTCTGAATTGCTGAACAAAGAGATCATTAGCATCAATCGCCCAACCTGATTCAACAGCCGGTATTTCACTGTAGGATGTCGTAACTGTGACTATCTTTCCATTTACTGCCTGAATTGTCCGGCCTTCTGATTTACCGGAGGGTAAGTTGATTAACAGGCGATCGCCTTCTTTAGCATCTGGCTTTCTGTCTAACGTAATGTTGCGTTCTGACACAACACTGATGCGGCCACCAATTATTCTGCCGGCACGATTTCTATTAGCAACACCAATAATATGGCCGGGTAAAGGGATTTGTCCTTCCAAACCAACACTGAACGATATAGCGTCATCTTCGCTGTTGGTCAGTAATATCCATCGTCCACGCCGGTTAGCTTCACTCTGCCGTGTACATCCAATTGCCGTAATTTCAGTCTGATTGATACCGTAGCGACGCACCAGTGCATTTTCAAAAACCGGTTCAAGAGCATCAGCATAGTGATTGTCGGGATCTGACCAGCTCACCATTGCAGTTGTATATCGGGTTCTCTCGCTTGCAGGCAGATGTATATGAAAATTTACCGTTGATGACGCTGGCCTGGTTAAAGATATAGTCCATGTCACGGGGCATATCAGCTAATGCAACAAGCTGGCTTTGCCCCCAGTATGTCATTCCACGGAATATAGCCGCGAGATCCGTTAGTACTGTCCACGCATCATTGCGAGACTGGATGTAAACGTTGCAAGTAAAGCGCGGTTCTTTACCGTCACCACCTCTCCCGTCCGGTACCAACTGATCGCAATACTGAGCAATACGATATAGCTCTGCTTCGCTGATTTGAGTTGAATTAATCCGGTTTCCAAGTCCGAACATCTCAGATACGATAATGTCATAAAAAACCCATGCGGGATTATCTGAATACGCCCACTTAAATGTACCGTCCCAAATTCCTGAATACGTGCGATTACCCGGATCATAGTTTGACGGCACACGGATAATACGGCCCTTTGGCTTGCAGCTAATTCTTGGGATGTCAGGAAACTGTTTAGAATCAAACTCAACATAGAGCAATGCGGTATTCGGATAGCGGAGTTTGGCGTCGATAACTTCTGTGATCGCTTGTACTAACATTTTATCTGCAATTCTATTGCTGCTACTGTTCGGCGTCAGCCGTCGTACACGGATTTGCCAACCCGTAGTGGCTTTTGGTAAATCTATACGATAAGAACGCTCATACAGTGTTGTTGTCTTACCATCAACCGCCGCTTTTAAGACTTCTCTGTAAGCTCCACCATCAGTAGCAAGATCAATGGCGTATTCAATTCGGTAACCAACGGTATCGCCGTTATCTTTCTGCCGTTGTAACTGCGGCCACCCAAAACGTAAGCGAACGGCTGATAACTTGGTATTAGAGACAGCACGTATCCACGGATGATCACTTTTCAGTTCCGTATTTATCCTGATTTCATTTTCAGCGGCGGGTATTCCCTGAATATATTCTTGAGCCTGTGTGCCTGGGCGGAATTCCCATTTAACACCTGAAGCGTTCAAACTTCCATCAGCGTTAGCTATAGGGGTATCATTCAGATAGATATTGGTACCATCCAACCCACCAGCAAACTCCCCCTCCCCAAGAGCTATTAACATTTTAGCTTTCGATATTGACTGAATACTGTCTGGGGATTCAATCGGCGTGCGTTGCTTGCCGCCACCTTTGCGGCCTTTGATTGTTAAAGTTGTCATGACTCACTCCATAAAAGTAGGTGTAATACCTACAAAAATATTGACGATGGAATCAGATATGGGTATTATACCCACACGTTAACGAAATGGGGGATTGATGAGCAGTGCAGAGTTAATAAAACGCTTGATAGCTGACGGATGGGTTAAGGCCAGACAAGACGGTAGTCACGTCACTCTAACTAAATCCGGTGTTGCGAAAATAATCACAATACCGCACCCAAGAAAGGACTCATCAAAAGGTGTTATCCGGCAGGCGCAAAATATTTCAGGACTGAAATTATTATGATAAAGGGCGCGGTATAACCGCGCCTTCTCTGCAAAGTTCATCATCAAATTAAAAGGTAATACTATGATTTATCCACTCTTTATATTTAAAACGGAAAATGGGTTTGATGGTTACTTCCCCGATGTCGAGGGCTGCTTTTTTGCTGGTAACACTTTAGCGGATGTTATCCGTGATGCAGAAAAAGCATTCGCCCAACACATGAATGTTTTAACCGAACACGGCGGCTATGTCCCAGCCCCCAAAGACTCATCCGATTACATCGGTGATCCTCGCTTGTCTGAGGATGGAGGGGTTATAGCCCTCATTGAATTAGACCCTGCGAAATATGAGTCAAAGGCCATCAAGTTCAATTTAACTATGCCCGGCAATCTATTAACTGCTATAGATCGCCACATTGAGGAAAACGGACACTATAAAAACCGCTCTGCTTTTCTCGCTGAATTAGCCAGAAAGGAAATAGCTCATCACTAACAAGTTAGGGCGGGAAACTGCCCTAGCTTATCGTTTCGTTACCGAGCAATATCACTGCTGATCTTCGGTATATATCCCGGCTGAAATGATTGCTCCGCCAATTTCTCGTGTTCCGTACAGAACAGGAACGGGATTACCCTGTGCCGTTGTATTGACTGGCCCACCAAACGCGTAAGAGGGTTTGTTGTCTGGTGACTCACGCATTCGCAAGCCGGGCTGTTGTGGTGAGAGCATTTGGACAACACCGCCTAATGCCATTGATGCGCCTACCATTGCAGTTGTTCCCCACAATCCACCCGCTGTAAATGCTGCGGCTATCCCTCCAGATGCAATAGTTGCTGCGGTAATTAAAGCAACACCTAATATTGTTTGAAATAATCCCCCGCGTTTGCTACCAATAATTACGGGCAAAATATGAATATCATCAGTGCCTTTTGTCATATCAAGTTCATCTTTGTTGATATTTTTACCGCCGACAAAAATAGCAAACGTCAGCCCTTTTTTATGGGCCTCAATCATATATTTTTCAAAACCCGGTAATAAACAACGCATCGCATTAATTGCTTTCTTCACATCCAATGCTTTATATTTAAATTCTTTACCAAAGTACTTAATTAAAGGCCCGTGCACAGGGCGGGATTCCACTTTGTATTTAATTTAATCAAAGATAAGCTGGCTACGAAATTCTCCTGACCAAGTCGCTCTTCGACGTTTCGCTGCTTGACTATCTTTTATACTCGTATTTTGTTTAATCACATTTAATGCTATTCGATTAAAAAGAGCCATTTGTGCTGCACCATCAGGATCTTTAAGCGAGATAGCATCTTCCCGAAAGATGACGTCCAAAACCCAGTGTAGCTCATTTTCTACTGACCAATGCTTTCTTATTGCCGTGGCAGCCCGCTCCACATCTAAAGGCAACGAACTCACATACCAGCGTGAATCACGATGGGCTGGTTGGCCTTTCACACTGCGTTCACTGACCACTTCGATAAC